AAGCAGGATAGATGTTTGCCAGCGGATGCGCTTCCATTCTTCGATCTCGTGCCGGTTCTGCCTGTCGTAATGCGCTGAAATGCGAAAGGCGACCGCCCTGAGTGAACTTTGAAAGAATTCCATTTCCGGCATTCCAAGTTCTCCCAGGGCAATCGCTTCAATCTCATGTGTACTTATCGGGTTTCGGTCGCCGGTTTCGCCTTCGCTTTTTTTTGGTCAGGCAGGAAGTCAGCAATCGCGTTGACAATCCCGGTCAAGCCGTCAAGGTCGAACAGATCGCCAACCTTTTCAAGCGTCAGCGGTTCCCGAACATCGCCACTTACCCGCCGCCCGTGATTCAATCCAATCAGTGAAATCATTGCCAGCCCTTCGATTGATTTGGCATATTCTTCGATCTCTCCGATGCTTTTCCCGCTGGTCTTTTCAATTTCCCGGAGCGCATTTATGTTGAAACAGACAGGGTAGTGAACCCCGTCTATTTCGATGGTTACAAACTTAGATTTCATATTTGTTCATTTTGCTGTTTACGATTCAGTGCCCTGAGTAACGGCGCCCGTCACCGTGAAACCGATGTCATAGGTCACGTTATCTTCAACAGGAGCGCCCAGGCTGATCGAGTTGACGATTACCGATGCTTCCCAATACGTGTCGCCTGTTTCTTCCGTTGTGAAGCGGCAAACCGACACCGTGCCAGCGTCAAATAAGGTGAAGATTTGAGATACTTTTTTGTTGGCCGTGTCCATTGACACAAATCCCGTCGTGGAAAGTGTAGCGGATTTCACACCCCTGCTTCCTTCCTGCCAACCAGCGCCCGGCGAATCCTTATCTAAAATGGTTCGGATTTCGGCGGTCATTTCCATGCTGCAATTCGTTGCCCGGCCAATTGCCACGCCGCCCAGGTAAAGGCGGAAATCAGTTCCGTTTAATACTCCCGATGTCATGCTTCTTTAATTTTGCCGCCTTTTTCATCAGGCGCGGTTTTAGAATTATCTTCAACCACAACCACAATCGGTTGCTGGTTTGCTTCTTTTGTCTTCCTCACCATATCGGCGGTCTGTTGGGCTTCAAATGGTTTGCCGTTGCCAAGAACCGCAAAGCCTCTTTGGATTAGTTCAATTGCCAGGTGTTTGATAATATCCGGCCTTTGTCCTGTCACCCATTTGCCCGTCGGCCCGTCGTAATTTTTTACAAACCTGACTTCCATGTTAGTAGATTATGAATTTCACTGTCGCCACATCGGTGGGGAATAGCGAGTAATCGAAAATTATATTGCTTCCTGATTTTGTCCATTCGTTCGTTTGCTGGCCATTCAGGTAGACCGTGATTGCTGCGCTGTCTGCCGGAAGTACGCCGCTGTTTGCCGTTACCGTTACCGTTGTTCCGGAAATGCCGGTAAAGTTTTGAGTGTAGGCGGCAATCGAATCCGATATGAAAAAAGTCACGGTCACAATGTCCGTTGCCGCGATGTCGAAACCAATCTCAATGTCGCTACCTGTTACCGTGAAGTCACTGGTATAGCTGCCATTTACGAAAACCGAAATCTGAGCGACATTTACAGGAAGTACCCCGCCGTTTTCGGTCACGGTCACGGTATTGTCTACCACATTCGTGAACGGTTCCCGAAAAAATTCAGCGTCAGACGGTACGGTTCCAACCAATTTCACCCGAAAACGGTAGTCCTGGGAAACCCAAAACACGCCCAAATCCGGGTCATAATCGCCGTCCTGCTGGCCTTCAAAAATGCACCGATCAATTGCCACGCCTTCAACCGTACCCCGTTCCCGATCAAGCGCCGCCCGTGCAGCGTTGGCCATGCTTTGCGATGTCAGATACAGGGAAGAATACATATCCAACTGCACAAAAACCTCATCAAGCGGCGAAACGCCGTCTTTTTGGTTCATCGGATTGGTTCCGGTCACGGTATAGACCGCGTAGGGGAAAACCGCGTTTTGTGGAACGGTCGTAGGATATACACGCAGGCCCGCAAGCGCCGCAAAAGTGGCGTCGTTGGTTAGAAGTGTGTATATGCTTTTCCCGATCATCTAAGTCCCTGTTTTGTGGCTTCCGCTTCCATCATCCGGAGCGCGACCCGTTCCATTGCATTCAGTGCCTGTGTACTTGCGGCATTCAGTGCCTTTTGCATCACCTTTTGCCCGAATGCTTTAGCCGATCCGTAGATGAAATGCGCATAAGCTGCGTCCGCATTCGCTTCCGTTGTTCCAAGCGGCCCTTTCGCCTTACTGCGTCTGACCAAAGGCCCAACGACCGCAACGCCTGACTTTGCAATTTTCACCCGGCGTTCGCTCAAATCCTGTATAGATACCGCCGTGTTACCGGCCTGATAAATCGTTTTGATGCGGCCCTGACCATTTGGCGCCCTTAGTCTTTTTAGCAGCTTGGGCGTGTCGTACAAATAGTGTTCGCCGGTCGGGCCTTTGAAGATCGGAGCTGATGCCCTTGCCGCGTCCTGAATAAAAGGAACCCCTGCCCGTGCAATTTTTAGTCTGTTTTCGGCGCCCGAAACCGATGCCAATACGCTGCGCATTGCGGCGATTGTTGCTTCTGTTCCGGTGACTTGAAAACTGACATCCATTACTCTCTTAATTTTGCTTCCAGTGTGGTGTAAACCCTCCCGCCATCGTGCAGGATGCTCAAAATGTCGAAGTACTCAGATCGGTATAAAATCCGGTCTTTTTGAATAATCGATGTGTTGTAGCGGATCCGGAAAGTGGTTGAAGTGATTGCCGTTTTCTTTTCGGACAACTGTTCTTCATCTGAACCCACTGCGCTATATTTTACCTCTGTCCAAACCGTTGCCAGCGTCGCCCAACTTCCTGTTTCTTCGCCCGTCGCGTTTTGGCTTGCCGTGAATCGCTCTATTGCAATCCTTTCCCGCATTTGCCCGATATGCTCTTTCGTAGCCTTTGCCATCAGAAATAGTTTATCCGATACGGGTCTAAGATTCGCTGCGATGCGGACGGCATTGTGCGCGCTGAATCTTCGCGATTTTCGTATAAGTCAGCAAGCATCAATTTCATTGCGGTTTTGATTGGCCCAGGAACGTCGGACGCGGCGCCATACCCGGCGGTATAAACTACCGTGACCGTGTTGGGCTCTACTCGCGTTTGCGGCCAAACCTGGTTTTCTTTCAGGAATACCCGTGCCGGACGGCTGTAAACATCAAGCCCGTAAACATCGGTTGAAAGCGTCTGCGTGTCGCCTGCTGAATCGGTGTAGGAAACGGAAGTAATTGCAATCGCAGGAGAAACCGAAAGCCGGAAACCGCGCGATATAAAGCAGTCGTATTTTTCCGTAACCGTCTGAGTGATCAAAGCGGAATTACAATACCGTTCAACAGATTGCCGGGTCGCTGTAATGAGCGCCGTAATCAAATCATCGTCTGCAGTCGTATCTACCTTCAGGTGCAATTTTGCCTCTGTCAGTGTCAGCGGTTCCGTTGCTGGCTGCGTTGTGATTTTATATTGTCCGGTATTGAAATTCATGCGCTTGATTTGGTCGGCAACCGGGAGCGGGAGGGGATAGCGAAATTCCCGCCCCGATTGCCTGCTTTTTATGCTTTAACCCGAAGCAGTTTGATCGCGTCCGTATTGACCAACTTGCCATCCGTGCGCAACCAGCCCAAGAAGCCATCTGCCAATTGATCTGCAAATCGCTCTTTCAGCCGGACCATGCCAAAGCCCTGCACGTTGCGAATCCAGTACTTTGACCAGTCGCCAAAAGCAATCAGCTTTGCGGATGCGGCAAGGGTGGGGAAGTCCTGGTTTACAACATAGTTGTAGCCTAAGATTTTGCCCGGCACGCCTTCTTGGAAAGATGGCTGCCAGATTGGCGCCACATTGGTCGTTTGGTCCAGTTTCAGGATGTAGGCCAAAGTGGCGTCATTCATCATAAAAGCCGCCGATGGGCTTCTGTATGCCGGATCAATCGAATGCACTAAATCAATCAGTTCGCTTTTCGTCACCGCGTTGTTTGCTGCCGATTCTTTGCCGACGGATGCGCCGCCCGAAGCCGCAAGGATACCCGTAGGTTTTCCGCTGCCGTCTCCATCAGTATAGGCTTTGTTCAGGGCACGACCTGCGCGAACGCCAAACAGTTCGGCAAGGTGACGGGAAACGAAGTCCACGTCTTCGTCTTGAATGATCTCCCAAGTGAGCAACACAATGTCAGCCCAAGTGAAATCACCAAGCGTGACCTGTGCGAATGTGAAGTTGTTCGACGTCAGCCCGCTTGAGCGTTCAGCAGATTGCCATGCGCCCGTACTGGTAGTGTCGTTCACTGTCGGAAGGCGCATAACGCCGCCCCGTGTGCTGTTGTGCGTGTATGCGGCCTGCATCATGCCGCCGTATGCCTTCATGTAGACTTCCAGCATCCGTACAAATTCCTGCGGAACCAGGTACGAACCCTTTGCGTCTGAATCAGTGGAGTTTTGGGCGCGGGTTGGCGCTTCTGCACGGGACATCCGGCGGGCTTCTGCCTCACTTACCCGGAAATCTTCATCAAGCAATCGCTTGAAAAAGTGGCGCAATTCGCTGTTCTGCCGGTCTTTTTCAGATGGCGGGACTAAGCTGAATTCACTTTCGCGGGTGTTCATTTCAGCGTCAACCTGTGCCTGAGTGCGAAGGCGTTCAATTTCGCGTTCGTATGACTGCATTTCGCCGTGCGCTTTATCCCATTGCGCTTCTTCTTCCGGCGTCATTGGTCGGCTTTCGGTTGCGGCTTTGTCGGTCAGTGCTTTCATTGCTGCATAGCACCCGCCCCGAAGCTCGTGTAACTGCTTTTCGTTACGCATCGTTTTAGTTTTTGATTTGTGATTGAATGAGCAGGTGGGGCATTAGCGCAACCCGCCAATTATTTTCAGGCTTTGCGCCCTCTTTTTCGTTTTCGTCTTCCGCTTCTTCTTCCGGTGTCAGATCAGGCATTGCCACCCGTGTAGCAGCTACCAGCAACTGCCGGAAGCTCATTTTTTCGGGTTCTTCTACCGCTTGCTGCGTCTGGTAGTTGTCAATTTCAGCAACCAAACCAAGTTCCAGCGCTCCCTTTGCGGTTAGCCAATGATCATCATAGTTATAGAACCGTTCCCGAACTTCTGTTTCACTCATTCCAGTAGCAGCAGAAAATGTATCCACCGCCGCGTCATCAAACTTATCCAGCATATCAGCGCATTGCCGCATTTGCTTTGCGTTCCCAAACTCAAAAGAGCCTGTTGAATGCACCATCAATTTGGAATTAATGCCTACGTGACGCTTATGCCCACAAACCCAAATATCAAATGCCATTGAAGCGGCCATCCCATCTACATAGGTGTGAATCTCCCTTTTGCTGTTGCGGATCGCCGTAATGATCGGATCGCCGTGCATCACGGAACCGCCTGGCGAATTGATGCGGATATTGATGCGGGAATTGTTCTTTTCCAGATCACGGATTGCCTTTACTACCTCGATGTCCGTGAGGTTGGTTTCCGCTTCATCATCCCACCAATCTTCTTGACCGATGTATCCGTAGATCAAGATTTCCGGCGTATTATCTGCGTCCGTTCCCGTGATCACCCGGAAATAACTACCCGTTTGCCCCTGCGGGCGTATCTTCTTCGTTACCATCGGTTGCGTTTTGTGCCGGTGTCGGCGTTTGAATTTCTTCCGGTTCTTTGGCTGGGTCAACCATGTTCAGCGGGATATAATAAGCCTTGCCGCTACCGTCTTCAATTGGCGGCATTCCCTGTGTGCGGCGTACTTCGTCCCGGTTTGCAACCCCCCATTTCATTAGGGAATCAATCAATTTAGACTGGCTTTCTACGTCAGCGCCCAGGATTTCAGAGAAGTCGAACCGGATTTCGTGATTTGCCTTTTCGCTTTCAGGAAGTAGTTTCCAAGCGAGTTCGGCGGCGATGTTGAAACAAAGCGGTTTCAGTGTGTAGGTTACAAACAGCTTTGATAATTCTTCGATGTTATTGAATGTTGCCCGGTCGAGGTCTTCCAACAGGAACTGAGGAACGCCGGTAATACGGGCAATGTCAGAAACCAGGCTTTTTTTGGTTTCGGTGTACCCGGCCTCTAATGGAGTGGAGCCGATGCGCTTGTAGGTTGCGCCTTGTTCAAGGATTGCGGTTTTGCCTACGTTTCGCGGGCCGCTGTTCCTTGCGTGCCAGCTTTCAAGCATTCGCTTGTATGCCTCATCTGAAAGTTTTTGAGGTACGTCAATTGTCCCAGAAGGAAAGGCGCCGTTAGAGTAAAAAGCCTCAATAAATCCCTGATTCGCCAGCGCTGTCCCCAATATACCCTCAAAAGTGTCTACAATTCCAATGCCCCGGATGCCATCCCAAGACAACCCGGATATGTGAATGATTCGATCCGCTGCATAAGGTGTTGCGGTTGTCTTTCCGTCTTCTGTTTCGGTTTTGTACTCATACACCGGCTTTCCTTTCTTCGTGATTTTGACCGTCATTTGCATCGGGTTCAAAATCTCCATCGAAGTAGCCAACCCCTGATTCCTTGCGGATCGGTCAATGAGCGCGTAGAAATTTCCGAAGGTGAGCAGGTGTAAAACAGCGGTTTGGAAAAAGTTATACCTCGTGATATTTTCGGATGGTCGCAGGTTGAGCAGCCGCGTAATGGCGTGAGTGCGGCGCTTTTTTACGCTGTCGTCATCTTCGATTTTGAAAACGGAAATCGGAAGGGAGGCGATAACGCCGGAAAGGATTGTGATTGCCCGGAAAAAGGAAGTGACCGCCAAAGATGTTTGTTCGTCTACCGGAAACTGGCTGTTTCCTGATCCCAAAGCGCCCAAAGTTTCGGAACTGAGCGGATTTGCAGGGTTTTCCAAAGGGTTTCCCTTTTCCGCATTTGCTGCTGAATTGGAGAAAATACCCATAAATTTCTTGAAAAAACTTGCCATCCCTTGCGCTTTGATGGCAAAAGTAGGCGGGTAGGGGTGTTATCCTGGTTCACAATCGTCAGAAGGGAAGTCCATTATCCGGATCATGCCCCCGGATTGCTCGAATTTGTAGCGGGAAACACGGTAGGAACCATAAGAGCAGAATTTCGGAGGTAGCCCCAATTCGCGGCGCTCGTTTTCGACTTTCTCCCATGCTTCCCGGTAGGTTGTATGTTCAGCGGATGAAATCGCAATCACCAAGCCAAAAAATGTTTCTGGTTGCTCCAATACCTTTACCATTTCCGCGAATTTTTGTTTTTGTGTCCCCATAACCATTATCTTTGTCATTCATTAGTTGTGGGACAACTAAGTACGCATATCCTTTGCCTGAGCGCGCCCGCGTTCGGGCTTTTTTATAGCGTTCTGAATCCTTCTTCCCTTTCCTGCGTCGTGTAAATGCTCTGATCGTTCGCCCGTAACCATCGAAAATACATTGCAAAACACATTCCCAGTACGACCAACCCGTCAATCTTTTCGCGGCTTTTGCGTTTTGAGAACTTTTTCAGCCCGTTGTTATCCACATCCACAACCACGTTTCCCATATTCCAGCGCAAAACCGCATTCCCTTGATGGTTTAATCGCCCGGCGCTGACCAAGTTTTCAATCATGACAATGGGTTCGTTAAAGTTTCCGGGTGTCTGCCTGATTTCCGACATATCAAAACCGTAGTCCTGCAAAGATACGGCAAGTTGGGTAGATTGCCAGGGGTCATAGCCGATGCCATCCACCTGCAAAACCTTTCCAAAGTTCAGTATTTCTTCAAATATTCGTTCGTGGTCGGTCACGTTTCCGGCGGTCGTTTGAATAACCCCTTCTCGCTCCCAATCCATGTAGGGAACCTGATCCCGCCTTACCCTTTCTTCGATGTTGTCTTCGGGGATGAAAAAGCGCGGGAAAAATATGAACGGTTCTTCTGTTTTTGGCCGGGGAATGATCAGGGCGCCGCAAACGGTTAAATCCCGGTTGTTGGAAAGGTCAATGGCGCAAAATGCCTGCCGTCCTGCAAAGTCTTCAATTTTGGCCGGCGCTTGGTTCTGCATCCAAAGGTCGTCAGGTAGCCACACCTCGCTTTGCCGTACCCACATATTCAGGTTTTTGGTTTTGAAGTTGGTTTCAGCGCTTGCCCCCTGTGTTTTTGCCTTCCGATATTGCCCCATCAATCCTTCAAGCGTTGGCGTATGCGGGAAAGACGGGTTTGCTTTTCCCCACATCTTCGGGTTTTCCCATTCCTTTTCGGGGTCGTCAAGGGCGTAAATCAGGATAAATTGGGCGTCATCTTCCGCTTCGCCATTCAAGATCCTTTCGCCTGAATCGCGCATCTTTTTGCACGGCCCGTTGATGTTGAAACCCGCCGTTGTAATGATGACGGTCATTGGCTGCAAACGGTTCACGGTTCCGGATTCGATGTTCTCCAAGATCGAACGGTCGGGCGCTTCGTGGAATTCGTCAATAATGCTGATATGTGGCCTGATACCGTCCTGCGTCTTACTGTCTCCACCAAGCGGGGTGAAGCTGGACCCGTTCGATTTGTTTTTCAGCGACCTGGTATTGATCGAATCGTACACCTTCAGCACGTCGGCAAAGTCTTCATCTTCCAGTGCCAGGTATTTGGCCATCACTTTGGCTGCCTCCCAGGTGATCGCTGCTTGTGCGTATTTATTTGCCCCAACGAAACATTCCGCCCCGGGTTCGCCGTCGAAATACGTACCGATTAAACCAATGGCCGCTGCGAATTCAGACTTGCCGTTCTTTTTGGCAATCTCAATGTAGGCGGTACGGACCACCCGCAGCCCTGTCTTTTTCCACTTAAAACCGAAAAGCCCCGCGATTGCGAAGGCTTGCCAGTCGAGTAAATTAAACTGCTTTCCCTGAAAATGTCCGGATGTATGGCGCAACGACTGAATGATCATCGTCACTATGTCCACCGCAGTT